AGGTCATTGACGGCGCGAAGCTGGAAGTTGCGGATAACGACGAAGGCAATGCCGCGCTGCAGGGCAAACTTGATCGTTTGAAGGACGAACTTTACCAGACGTACCTCATGACGATGCCGGAGCGGAGTATCCGCAAGCAGTTTCTGCACGCCGAAGGTGTGCCGGGGTACACCGAGGACGTGCTGCGCAATTTCAAGACCACTGCGTCAGCGTACGCCAACCAGCTACCAAAGCTTAAATACGGCAGGTTGCTGGACCGCAAGGTTGAAGAAGCCCGAGGACGCATCAAGGAGTGGCCCGATGATGTGCAGGCTACTCTTAACACTGTCATCGACACACTGGCGCATAACGCGTTCACGGCGCTAAATCCCCCGGACCAAAGTAAGGTGGTGACGTTCCTCAACAACTCCGCCTTCCTGTTCCTTCTGTCCAGCGCCGCGACAGCTATGGTCCAGACCACTAGCGTGCCTATGCGCGTGCTTCCGCACTTCGTGGCGAAGTATGGCTATATCAACACCTTCAAAATGCTGGCTAAGTACTCGCAGGTTTGGGGCACTGTGGGGGTAACTGAAGCCAGACCCGACGGTACGATTGAGAGCACTGCGCCTACGTTCGTAAACGCGAAGCTGCAAGGCATGGAGAAAAGGGACGACGGCTTCGACATTGCCAAGGCCTCACGCGATATGCAGGCACGCGATGCGTTCGAAGAGAATTCGGTCCATGCCATGCTGGATAACAGGGCTACGGATACTGGACCTGCTGCGCAAGGCGTACGCCGCGTAACGAGTATTGCTATGAAAGCGCTGACCGTATCCTTCAGCATGGCCGAACGCATGTCACGCGAGATGACCGGCTTGATGGCGTACGAACTGGAATTCAACAAGCTGAAGGGAGAAGGCCTTAGCCCGGAAGCGCGGCACTACAAAGCTGTAAGTAACGCCGTAGCCTCGATCCATAGCACGCTCGGCAACTATAGCGCGTTCGAACGCCCCGCTTACCTAAAGAGCGACCTCGCGCGCTTCGCCATGCTGTTCAAGATGTACGCCATCAATACCAGCATGTTCTTTTACAAGAACAGCACGACCATCATGAGTCGTGACGCGACCATCTCTGCCAAGGAGCGTGTGGAAGCAGCCCATGAGATCGCAGGCGTGTTGCTTATGTCGGCGGTATTCAGCGGCGTGACTGGCATGCCGCTCTATAGCCTCATAACGACACTGATCGACTGGCTGAATAAAGATGACGACGACCCGGAGACCATAGCTGCGCGTATGGCCGACCCACTTGCTGCTAACGACGCGGACTGGAACTTCCGTACCAAATGGCTCCCGCAGCATTTTGGGTCCATAACCATCCCCGGGCTTGGTAAAGACCCAGTGCCGCTGTCCGAAGTGATTGAGCGCGGACCAGTATCGGCGCTCAGCGGGGTGAACCTCGCTTCGCGTACTGCCTACAACGATATGTGGTGGCGTAAAGGGCGGGAAGGCAAGAACTGGGCAGAAACGGTTCAGAACTACCTGTTTGACAATTTCTCACCCGGCCTTTCCACGGGCTTCAATCTTATCGGTGCCGCCGAGGATTGGAGTAATGGCGACATTATTCGTGGGTTCGAGAAAATGTCTCCCGCGTTGGTTAAGGGCGGCTTCACCGCCACGCGGCTTGCATTGGAAGGGTCCAAGACACGCGGCGGGGACTTGATGCTTAGCCCGGACGAGATAGAGGAGTTCCCGCTACTTATGCAGGTGGCTGGATTCCAACCAACTGCCGTACGACGGGCGCAAGACGTCCGCATTGGGCGCAAGGACCGAAACAGGCGCGTCGAAACCGAACGTAACAATATCCTGCAGCGGCTCAATCGCGGGCGATATGAAGACGACACTTCGCAAACGGGTCGTGCGCTCGAAGAGATTGACGAGTTCAACAAGCGGTACCCGGTCCCCGAAGCTGCTATAACGCCGGAGGTTATGGCGGATTCTTGGGATCAGTTTGTCCGTATCAAGCTTGGGACCATAAGGGGTACGGACTATAACGACAGGATGGCTCCCTACTACTAAAAACGCCCCCCACCGATTTCTATCAGCAGGGGGCGCAGTAGCCGTGGAAGGAGCAACTTCCGATGAACAGTATAGCTACATTCGCCATACGCGTAAACCCTGTATGCCGTCTACGATGACGACTTTCGTGAAAACCTTGATTTTGAACTTGCCAACAAAGCCCAATATCTCCCGGCGCGCGAGCTTGGGGTTCAGGCACGGGATAAAGAAAGACGCACCCCGTTTGAACTTCCGCCAGTCGATATCGTAGTCAACCCGTTCTACCCACACGGACGATATCCTGTTCCACGAACTCTGCCATTCCTTCGAACTCTTCGTTAGCGCAGTCCAGCACTAGGGCGTACACGCCGGGGGCGTTGAACCGCATACCTTTGGTCATGCGCTTGTTCTCGCCGCCGAGATAAATCTTTTTGTCCTTCAACTCCTGAATGGTGGTCCGGTAGTTGATCTGCCGTTCTACGCAGTCGTTCTGGAATTCTTTGGCCACGATAAACAGCTTCTTGGTATCCGGCTCATAGCGTATCAGCAGCTCTCTAGATGGTTCCATCACCGGGCGCAGCGGCATATTCGACCGCTTGTCTAAAGCGTCGTTCACCACGAGGACGTTATGAATGTGGCGGTTAATGAAATCGCCGATGATCGCTGCGGCCCCTACAAGGTGGGAAGTCGGAGCGTCGCGCGTAGACTGTACATGCTTACCTATCCAGTTATAGACAGGCTCCAAGGGGAAGTCGATCAACCCCAGCGATTTTGCCATTAGCCCGCCAGCTATGTTAGACGCAACAAGTGCCGACCATACGCGCTCACGTTGGGTGAGCTTGAACTCCGCGTCTATCTTGGCCTGTATCGCCCGCAGCGTTTGCTCGGCTTCCTCTTGGTTCGAGACCAGCCACTTGATGTACTTTTGTCCCGCATGACCGTAGTTCTGCATCAACTGATGGTCGAACTTTTCCTTAGCCAGCGCTATGTCTATAGCGCTCGTGTAGTCTATGGTGTACTCGATAAGGCGCATCATCTCGCCGTCTGGCGTGTTCTTGAACGCCCCCAACTTCTCGTAAAAGGAAGCATTGGACGAGCATAACGCGATGGTGGCCCATGTCGTGTTATTGACCCGCATCTCGTTAGTGCCCGCTTTCATGCGATCCCGACCGCGCCCCTGCGTCGTGTTGTACACAAGCTCAGAAAAATCCTTTACCTCCATGTTGGTGATCTCATCATACGTGACGTGGATATTGTTGTGGATGCCTAGCCGTTGGATTTTGGCGTACGCCGTGTCGATCTTGGCAGCGGTTAACTCCTTCGGGTGCCCGAATACGCTATTAGACATATGCAGCACAGTGGTCTTTCCTGTGCCCGATGATGGGTGGATGACGTTAATCATCCCGCCTCGCTGCCCGGTGAATCGCAAGAGAGGCGCACCAAAAGCCGTCAATGCGGCAAAGGCGTTGGGTTCCAGCCCCTTGCGCCCGTACAGATTGAAGACGTCTTTCCAACCTTCCAGCGAGCCTGCGACGGTCATGTGCTTTGCGATCTCTGCTGTAGCCGAAGACGGCGGGCTATAGAACGTCCCTTCGAGAGTAATCTCGCGATCCCCTACGATGAACTTGGTATTGTTGTCAGCCCAACCGAACTGCGTACGCATGATATCTGCCTTCTGTGCCTTCTGAAACTGGTTAACCGAAAGCTGTATGTATTCGATGATAAGCGCGAACTGGCGCTTGGTGCACGTCACCCCCCGGCTCGACAGGGTCTTTCGTATCTCTCCGTCGTCATTGAGTTGCGATGCCGGGATCGTGATCTTCCGCACCCCGTCTTTAGGTAGGTGCAGGTTCATAAGGATGACGTCTCCGAGTGCCGGGTCGTCCATCCGGTTAGTTATGTACAGGTGGTTGTTGTACACGAAGGTCGATACGCCCTCTTCCCCTTTGGCTCGCTTGTAAATACCGCCCTTGGTGCTCCAGTAGAACGGTTCAGGGTAGTCGGGGGCAAAGGTCGTTGGCGGAGCCCCCATGAAGCCGGGAACTTCCACTTCTAGGTTACGTGCAACGTCCATCTGGATGCCGCCCAGCACGAGCGGGCTCTTTATCTTGTCCTTGTGCGGGCACCCGTCGCACCCGTGCGGGTTAAGCACTTCTATCCGCGCGCACGTTCGCGGGCCGTCAAAAGATGCTGCCTTTTTCTCGGCCTCAAGCTGGTTGTAATCCGGGTGGTCCATGGACACCATGCGGATGCCCTCCACACGGTCTTCGCATTTATTCGCTATGGATAACGCGGCGTGCCACATGTCGTAATTCAGCGTCGCCCTGTTCTCCACCGCGTGCAGCATCTGCGCGCAGCCATCGCCCTCTTTGCTGCGGGCGATAAGCAGTTCAAAACTGCACGCCATGCGATCCCCATCCTCAAGGGCTTGGGCCATAGCAGATAGGGGCTTTTGCTCTGCTGCGGGCGCAGCGGCCTTTAGGGCTTCCACTCCGAGAATGGCGCGAAACTCGTCAAACGGCGTAGGGTCGGCGGATATAAGCACTTCCACGGGAGACGGCGGGCTATCTTTGAAATTCAGCGTCCCCGGGATGCGCAGCACGCGCGCCACTTCGAACACAGCAGGGTCCACTATCAGACCATGTTTGACGCACAACGTTTGCAGGGTGGCTGCGGTATCTTCCCACTGCTCCCGGTCGATCTCCTCGGCCAGCGGCCAATACACATGCAGCCCACGGCCAGAGCTTACCACTACTGGCTTAGGTAGACGGGTCTCTTTAAGGAATGCCTTCAGTGCTATGAGCGCAGCAGATTGGTCTATGTACCCGCTTGCACGCCCCGTTTTGGGGTTCACGACTGCCTTGGACTCACCGCAGTCCATGTCCAGCCACATGGCCTTGAGAGATTTAACATTGTCTTTCAGGCGGTTATCTGGAGTGGCGTACTTGGCTACGCCGAAATAGACGTCCCATCCACTAGCTACTTTTGCCTTCGCAAATTCATCGACCTCGGCACGGTCGGCTAGGAGCCGCTGCTGGATCACACCCTTCTTGATCCCTAGCACAGCGAACCAGCCATCCGACGGCTGTACGCTACGCAGGAGGTCGAACTCCGACATTGCCTACCCCAAGTGTGTAAATGGACCCCTAGTCGGGGTAGCCCAAAGAGGCTAAAAACTCTTCAATCGCTGTGACTGATGCGGCCTGTGGGGATACTTCCCCCCGAAACCAGTCGTATACAGTCTGTCTGCTTACCTTGAGTCGTTCGGCAACAACCGCTACGGGTATATCGTTACGGATGCAGACGTTGCCGAGTTTAACCCCCAGCATGTCGCCATCCGCATTGGCGTTCGTCTGCGCCAACTTTACGCTATACCCGTAGCTCATTGCTTATTCCGCGTCGCCAAACGCCGCAATGGTATCGGCGAGCTTGGTACGCGTAGCAGGGGTAGCTCCCTTGGGGGCAGCACTCCTGCGCTTGGGGCCTTCTTCCGGTTCCTCTCCTACCTGTGCCGTGGGAGGGGTAGTGACCCCATCTCGCGCCGCTACCGTGAGTACGCACGCGAGCTTGGTCTCAGGCTGGGCCTGTACGTCAGCGACGAGATCAATCTCCTCGTCGTCCAGTCCACGAACCGGCGTGAACTGCAGCTCCATCGAGCCCGCATTCAGATTGTAGCTGATCTGTGTAACCACGGAGTCGATGCTTTCCTTGTTAGCAGCAAGGAAACGATGGTAGCTCTCGAAAGGATGCACGTTGCCCACACCCTTGCCGAACAGCGACTTGGCCGGGATGTTGAACTGGTACACGTCCCCCGACATATCTCCCGCAAGCAGGATAGCTACCCTACGCTGGTAGCGGCAAGCGCGCCCCCTGCCCTTGGGCCCCGTCCCGACGATGTTCTTGGGACAATCCGCGCAGTCGGTGAACTGCGGGTCGGGTACCGCAAACTCCGGCCTGTCGCCGAGGTTCGACCAGCAATTCGGGAGGGTCGGCTTGGCATCCGGGTCATACTCATTCTCGTAGTAGATACGAGACACCTTGGACAGCGCGTGCACGATAATCACGTCAATCGAGCCACGCACGGCGTCACCCACCTGTTCGCCGTTAATCAGGCGGCGAAAGGTGCCGTTGGTGTTGGTCTGGATGCGTCGGGTAGTGCTGCCCGCTGCCAGCGCCTTGGCCAGTTCACTGGGCTCACGGCGAGAGACAGTGCTGACAGCACCGCTTTGCGAGAAGATGCTTACTTCTTTAGCCATCGGGTATATCCCCTATTTGGTTGTGGGTTTACGTACTTGGATAACGTACTTCTTGTCAGCCTGAAGGCCCGCAGGTGATGCCGTTGGGTGCTCCTCCAGAAACTGCTTCATGTTGCCGTTGTGGATACGCTGCTCCAGTAGGTAGGGAGCATCGAACTCCTTTATAAGCTCGTACATCGAACTCCAGTCACTAGTCCAATACCGGGAAGTAACCCGGCGAGAAACAGTGCCTGCGGCAGTCTTGATGCTATCTGCGTTGATCGCGTTGCACGCGTCTAGCAAAACAGCACTAACAGCATCCATGCGTTCCTCTAAAACGGCAAGGTCAGCCTTCTGCTGTTCCTTCAACTCGGCTATGGACGTGCGCAAACTTATATACACGCGCGCCAACTCTTCTACCGAGTGTTCTTCTTTTACTTTCGCGAGGTCGTCCATCAGTTGCTCCTTCTGGTACGGTATAGGCGGAAAATAGGCGCTTAAATTGACATTGTCAAGCAGCTATATCCAATTCCTGACGGTACAGGTCGATGATTTTCTGGTGGCCGTCGATGTTAGTTGCGAGCATCCGGTACAGCCGCGCCTCTACCTCACTGCCGCAGATGTGGATGATGTTCATGGCGTTCTTTTGCCCGGGCCGGTTGATGCGGGCGTTAGCCTGCAAGTAAGTCTCGACGCTGGTCACGGGGGCGTACCAGATAATCGTGTTAGCCGCCGTCAACGTCAACCCGTGCGATGCTGCTTGCGTCTGGATGATTAACACGCGCGGGTCTTGCCCGTTCTGGAATTGAGTTACGAGCGCAGTCCGCTTGTTAAGCGGCACGGCACCGTTAATGACGCCACAGCTAATACCGTTCGCTTCCAATGCCTCGCGAAGTAGCTCTATGGTGTGCGTGAACGGCACGAACACCAGTACCTTATGCGACGCTTCTTCGATAGCCTCCCGTACGACATTCAGCCGATTGCGTACATCGAATTCCAGCACTTCCCCATCGTCCGTGTACACAGCACCGCCGCTGATCTGCAGCAGCTTGTTGATCTTGGACGCAGCGTGCACCGCAGTTACGTGCTCTCCGTCTGCCTCAAACAGCATACGGCTGCGTAGCGCCTTGTAGTATTTCATCTGCTGCGAGGTTAGCGGGGCATCCCGGGTAACATGCGTCACATCGGGAAGGTCTAGACACTGATCCCGTTCGAACCGAATAGCGGGCTGGAGCACTTTATGGACGTAGGCATCGGCCCCCGGCTTTGGTAGCCACTTGAAGAGCGTTGCCTTGTACATCGTGTCCGCGCGGAACTGGGTAAAGTATCTCGGGCAATTTGGTGCATCCACCAACCGTGCTAGCCCGTAGGCGTCCAGTGGAGACTGCGCTGCGGGTGTGCCCGTCATCATCCACAGCCACTCCACAGTCTTGGCTACATCACGCAGCACTTTCCAGCGGTTCGTCTGCGGGTTTTTGTAGGCGTTGGCCTCATCTACGATAATGAGATCAAAGCCGCCTTTCATAACGGCATCCTTCACTACGGCTAGTCCGTCAAAATTGATAATGATGAACTCGGAACCTGCCTTTATGATCTTCTCGCGCGATGCGGCATCGCCGTGCGCCACAGAGCAGCTTCGGTGCATGGCGAACTTGAACAAGTCTTCCTGCCACGCCGACTTCATGATGGATAGCGGGCATAGGATAAGCACCCGCTTGATCCTGCCCTGCTTCATAAGGTAATCCGCCGCCCATATGGCTGATGCAGTCTTACCGGTACCCTGCTCGTTGAAGCAGAAAGATTTAGGGTTATCCACGAGAAAGGCAGACGTCACTTTCTGGTGGTAGAACGGCGTTAGCCTGCCGGTCCACTTGTAGTCTTGCATGTAGTTGCTCCTACTTGATCGAGTTATCCGAATTCCGCTTGAACGAGCGGTTGGCGTGCTTGGTCTTAACACGCAGGTTGCTGGTTGCGTTGGTGCCGCCCTTGGAGAGCGGCTTCGTGTGATCTACGTCGTTGCCGTCTCCCTTGTGAACCTTCCCCGCCTTCATAAGCTTTGCTCGTGCAGCGTTGCGCGCGGCACGACGCTTTTTCTGCACCGCAGTGCCTTGGTACTGTTCGTACTCTTTCTTGTACGGGCGGGGCTTATTGATGTACGGCATGAGAGGAGCCTTTCTTTGGTGGAATGACTTCGTAGTCCTTGTGCAAAAAACCGTCCTTGCTACCGTGGACGTACGTAGCACGTACCCACACGGTCTTACTCTCCAACCTGCGTATGTGCCCCCTACGAAGGTGGCTACGACGCCCTGCTCCGGTGCCGCTTGAGACGTAAGGAGTATCCCACGTCTCCCCGCCAATGCGAAGTACATGGTAGTCGTACAACGGGGCCTTGCCATGCTTGGCTCGCTTGGCTTGCAGCTTGGGGGGCGCGGAGACTACGGGTGTTTCGGCGTCGTGGACCTCAAGCAGCTTACAGAGTGTAAGTATCGCATCCGCGTCATTCTGCATATTCAGGGTTAGCAGCTTATTTGTTATTCCCATATGCGATGCGAGAAATTTAACTAATTCTGGTTGGTTATGCCCCGTTAAAGCGTACGCTAGCCCCGGAGTTAAAGACCCGTCGATATTGAAGGACTCGGGACGTAGGCCCAGCTTTACTGTATAGGGTAGCCACCCCCACTCCCCTCCCGCAAATGTCGCACCCCATAGGTACATGTCCCCCTCATGAGTCCGATGTTCAGCGGGCACTTCTGACGCAAGAGAGATTTTCCATATAGGGCGCGTAGTCCCATCAGGCACGACCGTAATATCCTCACTGAGAACCATTACGCACCTGTACGGTAGTCGCGCGGGCTCACGTATCGGCCCTTCAGGCAGGACTACAGCGGCTGCGCCCGGTACGTAAAAACGCATGGCGTGCCGCGCCATCGTTCTGATAACTTGCCATGTCTCGAAGACTTCTTTCGGTGTGTCGGGAAATGGCACATAGCTGGGGCCTAGATATCTGTCTAGAACTGCTAGAGCGTCGTTGAACTTCCCCCAATGCCCGTGGGCGTATTGCTCCTTCATCGGTATTTGCTCCTACCTAAGATGGTTTAAGCCGGGCGGCTACGATCTAAGCCTGTGATGTTCGCACTTATCTACAGGGCACCATCCACACAGACCCGACGGCTTGGCATTCCACACGCCGGTATCGTGTGCGATTTGTAGTTGATCGAGGGCGTTATCGAATACACCTAGGTACGTATCCAGATGCTCGATGTGGTGAATCTTTCTGATTAAGTCACCGGTTGCGACGAAAGCCAGCGAAGACTTGACCTTGACGACATTCGGGAAGTGCAGGAAGGTTGCTCCCGCCAGAAGGTCTAGCTGCTTTACGTCTGCGTAGCGTGCGCTCTTGCCGGTCTTCCAGTCGTTGACGAACGCTTGCTCGCCTTGATCGACCACCAAATCGGCGATGCCCCGCCACCACGCATCGGGATCATCGAAAGAACACGCCTGAAACCCTTGTTCGTTCTTCCGTATACCCATCTTCAACTCGGCGTGTTTCTCGCCATCGAACGCAGAAAATGCCGCAACGGCTTCCTCCATGAACTTGAACTTATCCGGCATGGGGGAGCCGTCGCGGATATATTCTTCAGCAGCAAGGTGCGCCTCTACGCCGAATGTCGCAGCGTCGCCCGCTACGTCTACTACGTCTTTCAGTACCCGCGTGTGGTGGTATTTACGCGGGCACTGTTCGAACGTTTTAATGCTGCTGTAGGACCACGCCATCAGGACTTCTGGAACCTCCCCTTGGGGTCGCGAGGAGGAAGTGCGTGATCTTCCCCCTCGGCAAAGCCGCTTCTGTACCCCTTACGGAGGCCAAACAGATAGCCTGCCGCAAAGCCGAGCAGCCCCCCAAACAGGATGAAACCTCCGATCTCCACGTAAGTCAGCGTCATGATCCCCCTCCTATCTGGGTGCTTTGCCGACAAGCCGGTCTGCCACGAGCGTAGCATAACCAGCAATATCCAGCCAGCTATCCAGATGGTTGGGGTCGCCGTTAGCGATGCGCGCCAGCTTCATGGAGATCATCTGCAGCGCCGCCGCCATATCATGCTGCACCGGCACTCCGCGCTCCGCAATCCGCTCGCCGATCAAGGCCAAGATCGCCTGCGACGTTTCCGCCACGTCCACGAACTTGCCGTACGCAGCCGCGCGGGTGTTGAGCGTGTCGTCAACAGAAACGGCAGGTGCAGCAGTTGTCGTGATCTCCATATCAGGGGTCAGATCAAGTACCCCCTGCGCTGCTACTCCCTGCGCTGCTACCTCTACACTCGCCGCTCGTGCTGCTTCCGCTGCTTTCTTGGCCCGCACTTCCTTACGGACCGTGTAGGACAGGGACTCAGCACACTTGAAAAGCTTCGCCGCCGCATACGCATTTGCGTCGGGGTTACGCTCGTAATATGCCCGCAGACGCGCAGACATTGACCCCGGTAGTCTAGTTCCCTTTTGCACTTGTCGCTCCTACTTCAGGTTACCGCCAGCTTTGATAATGTCGCCCGTGTAGACATACGCGCCTACATGGTCGAGTTTAATGAAGGGATTGGCGTAGACTTTCCCTCCATGTTTCCGGAAGGTCTCACAGAAGTGATAATCCTCCGAAAGGAGTGTGCCGCTAGCGTCTATGCTAGTAGCGAAAAACTCGTGAGTTAACGGCTTGGCATATTCGCCAGTCACCGGGTCTTTGAAAGACGAAATACGGTAGGTCGGCACATAGGGCTTAAGAAACTCGAATACCTCCCGCTTTATCAGCATGAAGCCCGTGCCTGCATGCCGCACTTCGATCATACCATCTGCGTCTGTCTCGGCGACCTCGCCGGTCATGTTGAACACAAAAGCCCCCGCGTGCTGCTGCAGATTGGTCTCACCTGCCGCCGCTGCGGCATTGACCTTATCCCAGTCGATTTCCTTCTTTGGGTAGATGCCGCACGCTATGTCTCGATCAGCAGCCATAAGCTGCGCAACGGCGTCGCCGTCGAACGAAATATCCGCGTCTATGAACATCAGGTAATCGAACCCACGCTCCAGAAAGATACGCGCCAATTCGTTTCGGGCTCTAGGGATCAAGCTCTCGTTCATCATCTGCCCCCAAAAGGTATTCACCCCCAACTCGCGCATTTTGGCGACGGTGTACAGTAACCCTTGGACGTAGTGCCCCGTACACATACCACCGTACATGGGAGTAGCGATCATCAGCGTCGGGCGGGGTGCTTCTTCTTGTGGCTTAGTCTCGTCGGTCATCATCCTACTTTCTTAACTACGTACTGGTACCCTGAGTGCATTGTGTGCGCCTCTTCAGCAAACAGATTAACGAACGCGTCTATAGCGAGCTTGGGCCTATGGAGAGTGTCGCGCCGGTCCCCCCATAAGTAATCATCAAACACCATGATGCCGCCTTCCTTGAGCATACCCCATGCTATGCAAGCATCAGTAAGCACATCGCGTGCTATGTGGGAGCCGTCGATGTAAACAAAATCAAACTCCGCGTCTGGCTGTGTCGCTAACACGGTTAGCATCTGATAGGATGTACCCTTGGCTTTCCGGATTTCACGCAACGGAAAGCGCGACTTTACTACCCCGATATTGTAGTCGAATGCTTGCTCCGACCGGGATACGTCGAGGTCGCCATGTTCTTCACCCCCTTCCCACGTGTCGATGCAGGTTATGGACCCGCCGTCACTCAGCATGTGCTCGATGGCCCATACCGTGCTCCTACCCTCGTAGGAGCCTACTTCGAGAAAGTTCTGCCTAGCTGGCAACCCCGGAATGAGTTGCATCCATATCTCTGGAGCCCAGTGGAACCAGTCCTGTGTGAATTTGTACCCACTCACTTGCGCTTCCCTCCGACTGTACGCACATGCGATAGCATGCGGAACGATTTATGCTCGTCGGCTGGTTTGGCAGAGAAAAAAGGCTCCCGGTTTTTGTCCCGCGCGGATCGAACGCGGATAAGTAACGTGAACTCGCGCTCTCCCGTTCGTTTCTGCGCCATGTCGATCAACCCCGCATCCCACTGCACCCTCGCTTCTCTGGGGGTAAAGGGCGCATCTCGCACTGTCTCCCATGACCCGTAATCGTCGCGTAGTGCTATAGCGACCCAGCTAGTTTTCTCATCCATTAATTCGGTTCCTCATTGTCCGGTGGATATTGGCGACTACATTTTTTACATCGCGGCTTTTAAACGTGATTTTGCCATACGGCAGTATCCCTATTAGCTTGCCATCCAGTCGTATCTGGTAGTGGCGTTTTCCCTTCTGTATGTGCCAAGGAAGGTCTGTATCGTCTAAAGCTTCCCTGATCGCAGGATCAAGTTTGAGAGCCAGTTTCGTCATTCCGCAGGGTTCCCCCAATCCTTGATGCTATTCAACATGCTCGAAGAGTAACCCGTGCGAAACGACGACTGCATCGCCTGTGCCTGATCCATCTGCGCTTGGCTAATAAGAGCCTGTAGCGAGGAAGATGCTGAATGCACACTCTGTGCGTCGGCATAGCCAAGCACGTGTGTACCCGCGCCGCTGGTGAGACGACGCATAATTTCCGTATGCAGCCAATCCAAATGCGCTTTGCGGATATGCTCCTGAAAGACACGCGCCTCTTCCGGTGAGAAGAACTTCTCGTACGTAGATATCAAAGATTTCCACCTGTTCCCGCCTACGAACTCTTCTGGATGGCTCTCCATACGGGCGATAAGCAACTGCACCGCAGGGTGCAGCACCAACTCGTTCGCTTCGTTCGCTTCGTTCGCTTCCATCAGCATGCTCCATATGACGGGCCAAACCCCGACTCACAATTGAGAGGCAACCCAAGCGCCCAAGAAGGACGGATGCGCATACAAAGCTCCACGAACTCTTGAGCGCGTTCTGCCTCATCCTTTGGTACTACGGCTACGATGCTATCGTGTACCGTCATGGCTACCCGGTATTTCCGACTGACCTTGAGCATTTGCTCGCCGATAATGACGCGCGCGAGCGCCTGCGTTACGTTCTCGACCAGCTTGCCGCCGTAGAGCTTCGTAGCAACCGTGGAACGCCCCCTCCGGTTGTCGTACAGATGCTCGTTATACCCGGTGTCAGGATCGCGCTCGGTACGTAGGCCGGGGTACCGCAAACGCAGGCCATTAGGCAGGAGGATGCCGTCAAAGCCTTCAACCGACAGGACACCTTCCCGCCCTAGTACTCCACCAAACCCATCGCGCATGTCGATGATTGCGTCGTCGGCTTGCCGCCATAGAGCAGGTATCTTCGAGTACGTCGCCCTGTACGTATCTATAATGGCTTTCGCCTCGTCGTAAGAGATTACTACGGGGATTGCACCCGTTTTTAGAGTACCCATAAGCTTCGTAGGGCCGATGCCATACCCGGCACCAAGAATTACGGTTTTGCCAATATGCCGCTCCAATTTCGAAATCTTCGACGGCTCCTTACCGTAGATACGGCTAGCCATGTCCACGTAAACATCATCCCCTCGCTCGAACGCAGCTACTAGGTCGTCCTGTTCGGCAAGCCATGCCAAGGTTCTCGCTTCGATCTGGCTGCTGTCAGCGTTCAACAGGAAGCAACCAGACGGGGCTCGGATGGCCAACTTTATGGTGGACCCCCGACCCAAGTTCTGCATGTTGATCTTGTCGTCGCCGCCCCATCTGCCAGTATGTGCTGCATAGTAGCGTAGTGGTACTGGTAGGAGCCCTCGCTCAGCTATGGAGATTAAACGCTCGGTTCTCGTCTCTTCCATAGTGGAGCGTAATCCCAAGCGTGCCGCTACTAGCGCCTGCACGACAAGTGAAGGATGTTCCTTCAAAGCGATGAACTCTTCGTCAGTCTTGCTGAACGCCCATGTCTCTTTCCCGGTGGTTCGGCTAATCTTCGTCGGGGGTTGCACACCACACGCGGCTAGAGCGTTCGCAAACTGCTGATTGCTCATAAGCACAGACGTATCCACGCTGATTTCCTCCATCAACGCCTCCTTCGTCTGGCGAACACCTTGCAGGTGCAGTTGGAGCGTACCCGTATCAAGGGGTAAAACCGGTTCGGTGAACATGCGGGTCGTAAGGTCGATTAACTGCAGCTCCGAGACAGGATACCCCTGCCCTAGTCGCTGGAAGAGTTCGTAGGTGAGGTTAACGTCGTTACAGCAGTACGCCCCATAGGCGGCTAGTTCGTCGTCGCTGAAATCCTCCCGGCGTTTACCAAGGGCGCGGATGACCTCATCCCCCTTTCGCCCCAAGCGGTAATACTCCGTAAGAGCCTTCAGACTACCCCCGACTTCGGAACCGTGCAGGGCTCTCGCCATTGCAAGCGTATCGAGTATCCGCTTGGGCCTGATACCGTAGTGCCAGTTGAGAATAGCCATATCGAACATGGCGTTATGGGCAAGCGCAACACTACCAGCCCAGTTGAAACTATCAAGGAAGGCCTCGACCTCCTTACGCGGCCCGCTGCACCATGTAGCGGGCTGGTCGTTGACAGCTACAGCTACGCCGATAGTCTGGTATTCCTCCGAGCGCAGGTACTCTTCCGTAGTCAGCTTGGAAAGGCTGTACGTCTGAGAGTAGTACGTCTCGAAATCTACGGTAAGTATGTCCATCAGGGGTAGTCAATGTCTGGTAGCGAGGGGGTGTACACCGAAGTGATGCCGCTTACACTGCCTGCGCCGCCTGTACTGGTTGAAGTGGGGCTGGCGGTAAGCTTGTACGGCGTCGAATTGAGGGAGACCGCGCTAACCGCGTTAGACAAGGAAAACTTATACGTCCCATCTTCGTCTTCTGGAGCGAGGAGTGCTCGCATAACCGAGTTAGTAAACCCTTCGTCCTGTAGGGACATTAGCTTAGTGTATACCGTGATAATGTCTTCGTCGGGGATGAAGGGGAGCAGAGTGCTGACAGGAGCGGGCTTATCCATCTGGTTGCCCGTCAAAACAGCCCCCCGCTCTATAATCGGTCTAAGCACGGTAGCCCATTTACCGTCATACCATTGATTAGCAAGGTCGCTAAGGTAGAACTCGGATGGGTGGGTATCCATACGTACCAGTAGGATTTCTAGGCCGTGGTTCATTTATTCGCCTCTCAAGAATTTTATCGTGCCAGAAACTAGCGGGATGTTACGCTCATTGATGACCAATGTTACGCCATTAGCGCTACGTATCTTTTCCATCTCTCGCTCTTGTAGCACGGTAGGTTTGCGTTCACCGGACTTGCACTCGATGGCAAGAAACTTTCCACCTACGCAGCAAATCAGATCAGGTACACCGCTACGCCCCATGCCTTGCATCGCAGGGAAAAAGTAATAGACGTTCTCGGCCTTGAGAACTGTCACGA